GCGCAGGCAATATCAACCTTGCTTGATCGCGGCGCAATTCAAAATTCAACACGCCTGCAAAGGCACTTGCACAAAGTATATAAACTTCCTGATCTTGATGAAGATATTGCAGAAATAGCGGATCAGAATTTCTTAAATCCATCGCCAGCCGTCCAATCGGCATCGCCCGCATTATCTGATAAAAAAAAACTTTTGGGGGCATGCGTGCATGAAAAACTAGGGACATACACCCTAAGCGATGTTGATCGAAAGGCTTTTCCTGTTTCTGGAAAAATAGAGGATTACGCAGCCGATTTATTTGATTTCATGGAAAAAAGCCTTAAGCAACGCAGCCGCGCAATGGTTCAAGATATAGCCGCCGCGATCAAGAAAGGCGGGGCAAACGTAAGTGAAAAAGTCCTTTCAGTTAAAATGCCTAAAAATAAAGCCTATAAAACCGCTTTGGAAAATTGGGCGGGCGGCGTTGTTGAAAAATCTTTTGCCGATGCGATTGAAGAAATAGGGCTTAAGAAAAAAGACGTAAATTTTGCCGATGAATTAAAAAAATCCCCTAAAAAGCTGCGCAATAAGCTGACAAATCTCATTCTTTTGACCGCTGATTATCAGGATATAGACATTGAGAAAGCTGCTTATTTTGCCTTTGCATCAAATTATGAAACATTGACAGAGGCCGCTTTGATTGAAGAAATTATAAATCAGGTTGAAAGGTATTTTTCAAAAAATATTATTGAAACGGCAAGCGTGAATATGGCCTCTCAGGTCGTAAATTCAACGCGCAAGGAGACTTTTCTTTCCCCCGATGTCGGCGATGAAATCGAAAGCTTTGTTTTTGTGAATCCCGATCCTGTAAGCCCTATTTGCAAGGCGCTCAATGGTAAGGTATTCTCTAAGGAGGAATTTGAAACCAGCGATCTTACGCCGCCTTTGCACCATAATTGCAAAAGCTACATAAGGGCGCAAACAAAAGGCGATCCGAATAATTTGCCGATTACAGGACTTAAAATAGATGCGCAGGGCGATGATTTGGAAAAAATAATGCGGAGTAAGACACTATGAGAATAAATCTTTCAGAAATCACTTTTGCCGAAGGCGATGAAAGCCCGGATATTTCTAAAGTCCAGCTTTTGCGGGCTGGAAAATATAAATATTGGGACAATACGCCACTTGAAATTACAACCGGTATGCTTTCAAACATGAAGGCGAATTTTGATAACAAAGTCAAAAAAATTGATCTTGCAATCGATTATTTTCACAACGCTTATGCCGAGGCCGCAGGCTGGATTAAAGAAGTGATTCTTGAAAACAACAATTCTGAATTGTGGGTTAAGGTTGAATGGACAAGCGAGGCAATGGAAAAAATCCTTGCCAAAGAAATTCGTTATTTATCGGCTGATTTTGATCTTGATTATGAGGACAACGAAAGCGGGGAAAGATACGGACCGACTTTGAACGGCGGCGGGCTTACAAATCGCCCTTTCGTAAAAGGCATGAACCCAATTTTAAGCGAAATTTCAGCAATGATTGACAAATGCCCCGAAAAATTAGACCATATAAAAAGAATTCTTTCAGATAAGCCCGAAAAAGGAACAAAACAAATGAATTTTGAAGAAATTAAACAAGCCGTTGTAACTTTGCAGCTTTCAGACGATCAGCGCGGGGAACTGGCCCATTTGATGAAATTTGAAGATCAAAGCAAAAAGCTTTCCGATCAAATCGCATTGCTTAAAGCGCAGGCTGATGTCAAAGACGCTGAAATCAAAAAGCTTTCAGACGAGGCTGCATCATTGAAAAAAGATGCCGAATTTTCTGTGCTTTTAAGCGAAGGTAAAGCCGTTCCAGCGCAAAAAGATGCTTACTTGAAAGGCGATATGGCTGAATTTGTTCGCTTGTCTGTGCCTGTAAATCTTAAGCAAGCAGGATCAGGCGCAGGCGCAAATGCCGATGAAATGACAAAAGATCAAGCGGAAGCGGAAGTTATTAAGCTTTCAAATGAAAAGATTGAAAAAGATAAAAGCTTGATGCTGCACGAGGCGATGAAGATCGTCCTTTCTGAAAACCCGAAACTTAAAGCGCTTGTTGCTTAATTTAATTTTGTAAGAAAAGGAATTTAAAAAGATGTCAAGTTTTCCAACCCCTGTACTAATTTCTGGCCTTACTGCGGCGGCTGATCTATCTGCAAAGCGCTATAAAGCTGTTCTTTTGGGCGCAAGCGGAGTAAATGTCGCTGGCGCGAATGAAATGGAATTTGTAGGATTCCTGCAAAATGCCCCTGCAAGCGGCGGCGTTTGCGAAATTGCAGCCAACGGCGGCGGGAGCAAAGCCATTGCAGGCGGCACAATCGCGGCAGGCGACAAACTAACCACAGACGCAAGCGGCGATCTCGTTGCTATTACAACAGGACAAACAAAAGCAGCGGTTGCAATTGCTTTGACTGGAGCAGCTGACAATGACGTTTTCGAAGTTCTCGTTTTAAGCGGTTCAACCCATACTTATCCATAAGAATTTAAGGCAAATCTAGAAAGGTAATTTTAAGATGCAAACACAATCAGGCGCAATCGTAAGCAAGCTTCTTACAACGGCATCAAACGGGTATTTCCCCACAGGTTTTATCGCTGAAAAAATCTTGCCAGCGGTTTACGTTCCGCAAACTACGGGCTTGATCGGAAAATATTCAAACAATCATTTACGAATTGTAAATACAGTTCATACAGGTAAGGGCGTGTATCGGCGCTTGGAGGCTGTAACAGTATCAAGCGATACATACAGCATAGAAGATCATGGCCTTGAGGACATCATCACAGAAAATGACATGCGCAATTTTGAAAGCCCTTACGATGCTGAGGTCGATTCTACAATCTCCCTTTCTTTGGCGCACATGATTTCAAAAGAATATGCGCTTGCATCGACTTTGCAAAACCCATCAATTATTACGCAGGGCGTAACACTTTCAGGAACTGCGCAATACAACAATCTTGACCACGCGGATTCTGATCCTCTCGGCGATAAGATTGCGGCTGATAATGCGATCGAGGCAGCCGTTGGCGGCCCGTCAAATACGGCGATCATGTCAATGCGGACTTTCCGTTATTTGTCACGCCATAAGCAAATTTTGGGCGCTTTGGGCTTTACAGCCACGCCACCAATGGGCTTAAGCGTTGCGCAATTAGCTACGGTTCTTCAAGTCGATCAAGTTCTTGTATCCGATGCGAGCTATAACAGCGCAAAAGAAGGCCAAGCCGATGTACTTGCAAATATTTGGGGTAAAGACGTGATTTATGCCCGTATTTTTGCCCCTGCATTGCGTCAAAAAACTTTGGGCTATGAAATGCGCAAATCAGGAACAAGCCCGCGTCAGGTTTATACCTACATGCCAACAATGCCCGTGAATTCTCGCGGCGTTATTGTGACAGATAATTATGATCAGTTGATTTTGAATGCTGGCTGTGCTTATTTGATCCAAGATGCGGTAGCATAAAAAACTTTATTCATTATCTCCTTTGTTTTTTCTGCGTAGAAAACCCCCCGCTTTAACCCACGGGGGGTTTTTATTTGACGTGAAAGAAGATTTAATTCAATATGAATAAGCATAAAAAAATTAAAAGGTAATAAACAAATGTCAAAAATTGAAGCTACATCGGGCGCAATCGAAGCCGCTGAGAATTACGGAATCAATATAAATCTTGTTCCGCCTGCAAAGGCAGGAAAAAAGATCACGGCTGCGGATGTTGACGCTTACGCTAAAGCCCTAAAAAAAGGCGACGCGCCTGCTACTGATGCACCTGCCGAGGATTCAGAAAAAGACGACGCGCCTGCGATTGAAGAAAAGCCAGCGAAAAAGCGCAAAAAAGATTTGATCTGCGTATTTGCGATCAAAGAGGGCGGGAAATTAATTCCTGCGGGTTCTGTTTATGAGGGGAAAAACGCCGAATATCTACTTTCTAAAGGCGCAATTAAAGAGGATTAATCAATTTGGCCGATTACTGTACAAGCGATGATGTCAAAGCAAATCTAAAGGGCGTTGAGATAACGGTATCTTCTGCGGTTACGATTGACGGGCTTTCGGATATTATTGAGCAAGAATCGGCTATGATTGATACTTTTTTAGTGAAATACACATTGCCTATAGTGGGAGCGTCCGCGCTTTTGGTTTTAAAGAAAATCTGCATTGCCCTTTGCGTTTATCGCGTATCATATATTCTCCAGCCTAAGACGATCAGGCCAACGGCGGACGGTAATGTAGAGCAAGACATAAGCCATTATGCGGGCTATAAAAACGCGATGAAAATGCTTGCTATGCTTGCAAGCGGGGAAATCAATCTTCCCGCCGAGGATAAAAAATCAATCACATATTTTAGTAGCACCGCTGTAAATAATGATGAAACATGCGAATTCATTCACAACGAAAAGCAGTGGTGATTTATGCCGATCATTACATCGTACGAAATAGAAAATGATGCCGAATTTCAAAAGCAAATAAAAGAAGCTGTTGAAAAAGTTGGTGACCTGCGCTTGGCCTTTACCCTGATTGCGAAAGACTGGCGCAAATCAAATAAAGCGCAATTCAGCTTGCAAGGATCGGGCCTATATCCCCCGCTTTCTAAAAATTACGCGCAGCGCAAGAAAAAGAAAAATCCGAGCGCCCCTATTCTTGTCGCATCTGGCCGCCTGCGTGATAGCGTAACGGGCGGTGTAAATTCTGATTCAATTCAGGAAATCAAAAAAGACAGCCTGACAATGGGAACGCTTGTTCCATACGGGATATATCATCAATCTGATAGGCCGCGCCGTAAAATCCCGCTACGTAAATTTCTTTTTATCGGGCCAGAAAGCCCGCAAGCTGCGCCAAGCATTAGAACGGGACGCCTTGAAAGATGGGTTTCTATTATTGAGGCTGAAACAGCGCGAAAATTAAAGGCTGGGGCATAATATGGCGCGGGCGGACATAGAAACATTCAGGGATTATTTTCTTGGGCTTATACAGGCAAATTTGGCGGCAAAGCTTGCTGAAATAAATTCCGAAAAATCTGACGGAATAACGCTGACTGATTTTGACTCGGCGCAATACACAAGCGATATGAACGCAAAAGTTATGAATTACAGCGAATTTGTTTTTTACGGATTCCCTGAAATATTGACAATTCCTAATCCGCGTGGTGGGTTTGCTTTAGATATCACAATGTCTTTTGAGGTTGTATTCTGCGCGCCCGATGGCGGGACGGTGGCGGAAAATAAAATTCTGCGCTATACTAGGGCTATGGCTGAAATAGTCACGGAATCTTTGCGCGAAAATTGCATCGCTTCAGACGTGACAGTAGAAATTTTAGCGCCTGTTTCTTTGGCTGAAAATTTAGGAAGCCAATGGAGCAAAATAGGCGGAATACAAATAAGAGGAACAATTTAAGATGACAGAAAAAAAAATAAAAAAAGACAAAATAAAAAATAATGTTGCGCTTAAAGATTTTCATATTTTCCACCCGCCACATGCCGACATTAAAATCAAAGAAGGCGACAGCCTTGCAGAAATTCCAGAAATATATCACAATAATTTAAAAGCCGAAGGCGTTTTGAAAGGATAAAATAAATCATGCCCCTATCTACATCCCGTTCCGTATTCGGAATTCATAGCATTGCTACTTATAACCCTGCGACTTTTGTGCCTTATGGTATTGCAAAAGTGGTTGGCTCTCTTACTCTTACATTTTCGGGCGAGCAAGTGCCTTTAAACGGCGGCTCTTTGCTTTACCCTTGGAAGGTTGAGAAGGGCGTTATTTCAACAGAGGGATCATTCCTTTTGCGCGAAGTTCCTGACTGGTCTTTTGAGGCTTTGCAGGGCGCGGCTGCAACGGTGAATTCGGCCGAAACAGGCGGATCAGTCACAACCATTGCAAATGTCGGCGGATCAAGCGTTGTTGCTTCAACAGGAATTGCTTCGGTTGGCGTAAAATCAGGATCAGAAGCCGATGTAAAATCCGGCATGTATGTTGTCAAAGCAGCCAGCGCAACAACGGTTGATGTTTATGCTTTGACAGATGTTGATTTCTTGCGCGGAACTTCTCTTACTTTTGTAAACGATGCCTTGAAAATTACAGCAAGCCCGCTAACAATTACCACTGGAACGGCGGTAACAATCCCAAGCCTTGGTCTTGAATTGACAGGCGGCGCAGGAACAATCGGCATGA